CGGGTACCATCGGCGAATACCCCATGTCCAAAGACAGCAACACGGGCGTATGGAGCCTGTCGCTGAACGGCGACCACAAGAATCAGTATTACACCTACGTCATCAGCGTCAAGGGACAGACCAACGAGACGCAGGATATTTATTCCAAGGCTGTCGGCGTCAACGGCAACCGCTCGATGGTCGTCGACCTCGATTCCACCGACCCTGACGGCTGGAACAGCGACAGGCATGTTGTGTTCCAGAACGCAGGTGAAGCGGTTGTCTGGGAAGTACATGTGCGCGACTTCTCCGCTTCCGAGAGCTCGGGCGTCAGCTACGACAACAGAGGAAAGTACCTCGGCTTCACCGAGTCGGGCACGACGCTCAACGGTACCGCGGGCGACATCTCCACAGGTATCGACTATCTCGTTGAGCAGGGCATCAACTGCGTCCAGCTCATGCCCGTCTATGACTTCCAGTCCGTTGACGAGACCGCTCCGTCGGCCACCAACCGCAACTGGGGCTATGACCCGCAGAACTACAACGCTCCCGAGGGTTCCTATTCCACGAATCCCTATGACGGCAACGTCAGAATCAAGGAATTCAAGCAGATGATCCAGGCGCTCCATGACCGCAACATCTCCGTCGTCATGGACGTTGTTTACAACCATACCTACAACACAGCTTCCAGCTTTGAAAAGACCGTTCCCGGTTACTATTACCGCATGAACTCCTCCACGAAGTTCTCCAACGGCTCGGGCTGCGGCAATGAGACGGCTTCCGACAAGAAGATGTACCGCAAGTTTATGATCGAGTCCATCAAATACTGGATGGACGAGTATCATATCGACGGCTTCCGTTTTGACCTGATGGGTCTGCACGACGTCGCCACCATGAACGAAATCAGAAGCAATCTCGACGGCTTCTATGCCGACGGCACAGGCAGAAAGGTACTTATGTACGGCGAGCCGTGGACAGGCGGCGATACGCTGAATCCCGACCCCATCTTCAGCTGGCAGGGTACGGGTATTTCCCGTCTGGATTCCAGAGTCGGCGCGTTCGGCGACCAGTACCGCGACGCCATCAAGGGCGACACCGATTCCACCGGCAAGGGCTTTGTACAGGGCAACACCTCCGCCAACACGAGCAAAATCGTCAGCGGCGTCAAGGGTAAGGTATACTCCGCCGCTTCGCCAAAGAGCCCTGCTCAGGCGCTTTCCTATGCAGACGCCCACGATAACCTGATTATGTGGGACAAGATCGTCAAGAGTAACGGCTCCTCCGATTACACGGGTACCAACGCCGAGTTCCAGAAGCAGATGAAGGAAATCTACACCCTCCTGCTCACCTCCCAGGGTATCCCGTTCATGACCGCCGGCTCCGAGTTCGGCAGAACCAAGCAGGGCGACCACAACTCCTACAAGTCCCCCGACTCCATCAACGCGATCGATTGGAACCGCGTCAAGACGATGTCGGGTCTGGCGGCTTACTATAAGGGCATGCTCGCTATCAGAAAGAATTATTCCTCGCTCCACGCTTCCTCTATTGTGACGCCGAGCTTCCAGTCCGAGATGGGCGATGTTGTCGCCTACACCTACACCAACAACACGGCGGGCGAATGGAACAAGCTCGCGGTTCTCGTCAACGGCGGTTCTCAGGCATGGACGATCAACCTCAGCGGCTCGGGATGGGTCGTTGTAGCGAACGGCACCTCTGCGGGACTTACCAGCCTCGGCGAGGTTTCGGGCAGCTCCTATTCCATTCCCGCAAAGGGCAGCGCTGTTCTGGTTGACAAGGCGAGCTTCAACAATCTCGTGATCAAGGACGGCGAGGGTACTCTGACCGTCAACCACGTTGACCAGTCAGGCAATGTACTCAAGACACAGACAGCCACCTACAAGGCAGGCATGACCTACCGCGCGACTCCCGACGCCGACCTGCTCTTTGACTATGAGCTGATCGATACGCAGGGAGAGACCAGCGGTACCGTTGCAGCGGGCGGCAGCTACACTGTCACCTTTGTCTATCAGACCTCCGGCGCAGGCTCGGGCTATGTGAACGTCACCCATGTTGACGCGAGCGGCAAGAAGCTTGCGGAGCCTGAAAAGTCCCGCTACAAGATCGGCGCGTCCTACAGCACCGCGCCTGTCGCAATCGCCGGCTATCAGCTCGATACCTCCAAAATTCCCGCAAACGCCGCAGGTACCTTCTCCGGCGATGTCGACGTCAAGTACGTCTACACGCCTCTCGCTTCCAACACCGTAAAGATCCACTATAAGAATACCAACAACTGGTCAACCGTCCGCTGCTATGCGTATTACACGAACGACGCAGGCGCGACCGTTGAGCTGAACGGCAAGTGGAATTCCGCGAAGGTCATGTCCTCCGAGGGCAGCAACTGGTACGGCGCGACCTTTACCGCTCCCAGAGCGTACGCCCTCTTCCACAACGGCAACGGCTCTTCCAATACTGCGCAGGATCCCGGCGACGTCGGCTACCTCTGCATCGGCGAGGTCTGGATCGAGAGCGGCGTGACCACCTTCGGCACGAAGGTCATCACCAGCCATGTTGACGCCAAGACCGGTCAGAAGATCGCGGACGACGTGATCGAGACCGCTTCCAAGGTCAGCTCGACCGACAGCTATACCACCTCTCCTCTCGCGGGCAGAACCGATTATATCGAGCCTGCCAACGCGACGGGCAAGTACAGCGTAGGCGCCGTCAACGTCATTTATTACTATACCGGCGGTCAGCAGCCCACACAGCCTGTCACCGACAAGCCGACGGAGCCGACCACCGTGAAGCCTACCGAAAAGCCGACGGAACCGACGACACAGAAGCCGACCGTAAAACCCACCACTCAGCCCGTAACTGAACCGACGACACAGCCTGTCACCGTTCCCGTGACCAAGCTTCTTGTCGGAGACGTGAACTTTGACGGTGAAATCAATATCGTTGACGCGACGATGATCCAGCGTATCGCGGCGGAGATCATTACCCCGACCGAGGCGCAGAAGATCGCGGGTGATGTCGACGGCAACGGTATCGTTACCATTACGGATGCCACCATGGTACAGCGCTATGCCGCGAGCTTAGAAACGGGCATCGGCAACGCGGGCAAGTATGTGGACGGTCCCATGCCGCCTGCTCCTACCACTCAGCCGACGACCGCGAAGCCTACCGAAAAGCCGACCGAGGCTCCGACCACGGTAAAGCCGACCGAGAAGCCGACTGTACCGCCTACCACCGTGCAGCCTACTACCGTGAAGCCGACCGAGGCTCCCACCGATCCGCCTGCACCCTCCGTTTATCTGAACGCGACTGCAGTCGCCAGCGGAACCGAGGATTGGTACATCTGGACTTGGAGCGGCAGCGGAGAAGGTCACTGGCTCAAGGGCTCGGGAGATGCTTCCCGCGTCACCTTCTCGGGTGATATCGGCTCAAGCCTCCTTTTCGTCAGATTGCCACAGGGCGCGTCTCCCAGCTGGAATCCCAGCAATATCTGGAACCAGACTGAGGATCAGACTACCCGGATCGGCGGCACCTTCGTCATGACCTCTTACGGTCAGGGCAGCGGAGCCAAGATGTATGGCTCATGGAGCTGATGCAGTCAATTTGATTTAACACAATTTCATATTGTTCTACCACCTTTAGGGCAGCCTGTTTGACAGGCTGCCTTTTTTGCGCTGTTTCAGAAGGGTGAAATAAAAAAATGAAGAAAAATTTTTAAATTGCATACTACTATGCAATTTTTTTGTTTTTGGCGGGGGTAGTGAAAGGCAGTTTTGTCTTTCGACTATTTCATGGAGGTGGGGATTATCAAAAACAAGCTGACATCACGGGAAAAGGAATTCTGTCTCTGCTTTGTGCAGACAGGCGACGCGACTCTCTCGGCGCGGGAGGCAGGCTTTCGTGACGCGGTGCGGACAGGACGCAAGCTCCTCTGCCGCGAGCGCGTTGTGCAGGAGCTGGAGCGTCTGGCTGCAATTCAGAACAGAATTCTCGGCTGTATGGCGGCGACAGGTTATCAGCGGCTCGCATTCGGCAACGCGTCCGACGCGGTTTCGCTGGTCTTTGAGCAGGAGCCCGACAGGGAAAAGCTAGGAAGGATGGATTTGTTCCTGATTTCCGAGCTGAAACGTCCCAAGGACGGTGCGATGGAAATCAAGCTCTTTGACCGCGTCAAGGCGTTGGAGAAGCTCGAGACCATGAGTGCGGAGAGCCGTACCGCGGACAGCCTGTTCGACGCGATCGGCAGGAGCGCCGCCGGAAGTGATGGCGATGATTGAGAGCTTTTCTCCGAAGCAGCTGCGTGTGCTGAGCTGGTGGCATGAGCAGTCCGCCGACAGCGGCAGGGACGCGATCATCTGCGACGGAGCGGTGAGGAGCGGCAAGACCTTCTGTATGTCGCTGTCCTTCGTTATCTGGAGCTTCTATTTTCGCGGCGGCACGGATTTTGCCCTCTGCGGCAAGACCATTCGTTCGCTGAGGCGCAATATGGTGACTCCGATTTTGCCGCTCTTGCAATCGCTCGGCTTTTCCTGCGAGGAGAAGCTGTCGCAGAACCTGCTGCTGGTGCGCTATCGCGGACGGCAGAAGCGTTTCTACCTTTTCGGCGGTAAGGACGAGGCGTCTGCGGCGCTGATTCAGGGCATGACGCTGGCGGGCGTGCTTTTTGACGAGGTCGCGCTGATGCCGCGTTCCTTTGTGGAGCAGGCGATCGCGCGGTGCTCTGTGGACGGGTCGCGGTTCTGGTTCAACTGCAACCCCGAGCATCCCGAGCACTGGTTCCATACGGAGTGGATCAGGCAGGCGGAGAGCAAGAACGCGCTCTACCTCCACTTTACGATGGACGATAATCCCTCGCTCTCCGAGGAAGTCAAGCGCAGGTACGAGTCGCTGTACTCGGGCGTTTTCTACGAGCGCTTTGTGCGCGGTAAATGGGTGGCGGTTTACGGCGCTGTCTATCCGTTTATGGCGGAGGAGGAGTACTACTGCGAGGTGCCGCAGGGGAGCTTTGACGCGTACGTTATCTCCTGCGACTACGGAACGGTCAATCCCGCGTCGTTCGGTCTATGGGGCAGGCTGGACGGCGTCTGGTACAGGATCGACGAGTATTACTTTGATTCCCGCGCCGAGGGCTTTCAGAAAACCGATGAGGAGCACTACGAGGGGCTATGCGTGCTGGCAGGCGAAAGAAAAATCAGACAGGTGGTTGTCGACCCGTCCGCCGCGAGCTTCATCGAGGTGATCCGCCGTCACGGAAAGTATACGGTCGTACCTGCGCAAAACAATGTTGTCAACGGAATCAGGCGGGTGTCTCAGGCACTAAAAAAGCGCGAGATCCGCATCTGCCGCAGCTGCGCCGCCGCGCGGAGGGAGTTTTCTCTCTACCGCTGGGACTGCGACAAGCGAGCGGATACGCCTGTCAAGCAAAATGACCATGCTATGGACGACATCCGCTATTTCGTGACAACGGCAATGGAAGGCGGCGGGGCTTTGCCCGTCTTTGCCGCCGAAAGATAGGAGGAAAAAGATGTTTGGGAGAAAAAAGCAGGGGACGCGCGCCGGAGCCGTCGCGCAGACCGTGCCGCGTCCTCTCGGCGGAGGTCTTTCTTCGCTTTTCCCGCGCAATGAGGTGATGACGCGCGCCGAACGTGAGCTTTACGCTTCGCTGCGTGAGTCGGTGCCGCTGATCGACGCGGCGATCGGCAAGCTGGTGCGTCTGACGGGCAGCTTCCGCATTGCGTCCGACAGCGCGGAATGTGAAAGAACCGCGGCGGACTTTATCCGCCGCGTGCGTGTGGGCGGCAGCGGAGAGGGCTTGCAGGCGTTTGTTTATGACTATCTCGACAGCCTGCTCACCTATGGCGAAGCGGTCGGTGAGATGATACCCGCCTATGAGGGAAGCGGCATCGCCGCGCTCTATCACGCGCGTCTTGACGATGTGGAGATACGTGCCGACGGTTCTCCGCTCGATCTGACGGTCTTTCGCCGCGAGGCAGGCGGAAGTGTGCCCGTCAAGTATCCGCAGCTGGTGCTGGTGTCGCTGCTCCGTCAGAAAGCAGGCACCGTCAGAGGTACCTCCCTGCTGAGCGGACTGCCCTTTGTCAGCGCTATCTGGATGCGGATTTTTCAGTCCCTCAAAAACAACTGGGAGCGCGCGGGCGATATCCGCTTTGCCGTTACCTATAAGCCCGAGGGCGGCGTGTTCAGCGAGGACAACGCCAAGCTGATTGCCGACGAGTGGCGAAAGGCGATGCGCAGCGACAGTGTCTGTGACTTTGTGTCGGTCGGCGACGTCAGCGTCAAGGTCATCGGCGCGGAAAACCAGATGCCCGACTGCGCTGTTCCGCTGCGCGCGGTGCTCGAGCAGATCGTGGCGAAGCTCGGTATTCCGCCGTTTTTGCTCGGGCTTTCATGGTCGAGCACCGAAAGAATGAGCGAGCAGCAGTCGGATATCCTGACAAGCGAGCTGGAGTATTACCGCGCCGCGCTGGAGCCGGTCATTTACCGTATCGTGCGCACCCATCTTCTGCTCAGCGGCTGCAACGCGCCCTTTGCGGTAGAGTGGGACGACATCAATTTGCAGGACGCGGTGGAGCTTTCGGCCGCGCGCCTGAATAACGCGCAGGCATACAAGCTTGAACGGGAAACGGAGGCGTTATATGCAGAATAACAAGATCACAAAGGCGGCGGACGTGACGCTTGCCGCGGACGGCAGCACGCCCTCTGCGGAGGAGCTGCGCCTGATTCACGCCTATACTCGCCGCGCGCTGAGCGCCGACGAGGTGTATGTCTTTTCGGTGACGCTCTGTGACAACGACGTCGACCGCGACGGGGAACGCTTTACCACCGAGTCGCTGAAGTCGCTCGAGAAGCTGTTTGTAGGCAAAACGGGTATTTTCGACCACAACCCGAGCGCAAAGAATCAGACCGCGCGGATATTCTCCTGTGCCGTTGAGCGCGTACCCTCGCGCAAAACCGCGGCGGGCGATGACTATTTCCGCCTGAAGGCGCGCGCGTATCTGCCGCGTACCGAGGGCAATGCGGAGCTGATCGCCGCTCTCGACAGCGGTATCGTCAAGGAGGTCAGCGTCGGCTGCGCGGTGGGAAAAGTCCTATGCAGCGTCTGCGGAGAGGAGCTTCGCTCCTGCCCGCACCGCAAGGGAGAAACCTACGGCGGCAAGCTCTGCTTCGGCGAGCTTTGCGAGCCGTATGACGCCTATGAATGGAGCTTTGTGGCGGTTCCCGCCCAAAGACAGGCGGGCGTGACAAAGTCCGCCTACGGAAAGGAGCAAACAATGGATAGCATTATCAACAAGCTTTCAAAGGGTGTGAGCGTCACCCTGAGCGACCGCGACTGTGCGAAGCTGCTCGGCTATATCGACAGCCTCAAGGGCAGCGCGGAGGACGGTGTCTTTTACCGCGACACGCTCACCGCCGAGGTGCTGCGCCTTTCGGCGGCGGTTCAGCCCGGTATTTCGAGGGAAACCATGGAAAGCATCACAAAGGGCATGACGATGGCGCAGCTCAGAGAGTTCAAAACCGCGTTTGAAAAGCGCCGCGCGGAGGAGCTTGCTCCCGCGCCGCAGCTCTACAGCGA